CTGCTTTCGCAGGGAGGATTACATGATCAGGATTAAAATGGGGCTTACCAATGTAGCTAGCAACCACATAACTCGGTCAATACCGAATGTGGCTGACTATTACATGAAGTATGCCTACCCACTCAACGGAGAATCGCAAGTGATTAGCGACTCTAAAGTGACTTACCAACGTAAACCCATCGTTGCCCGAATAAGGCGCGTACGTAGGGACCAAATTGGTAACGTTGTGAAGGTAAAGAAGCCAAAAATACGTGGCTCTCGACTACAACCCTTTACAATGAATCCTGTGTTGATTCAAAAAACCGAATCAAAGTGTGATGAACAAGTGATCGTAATGCCACACCCCTTCGGGGTAGTTACGTTCACTGGGCGTGCATCGGCTACAGCTAACGCTGTTGGAACGTTGTTTCAAACCGTTCCGACGGCTGTGCCTGTTGATGTACCGACAGAAAATAAGGCAATTATTAACTGCCTAAAAAAACTGTCGTCGCCCAAGAATTTGGATCTAGGTGTTGGTATCGCCGAACTTGGCGACACACTTAGGTTCCTGAATTCTCCTCTAAGTAGCATGTTGAAACTGTTTAGACGGCATAAAGCCTCGACTTTCCAGAGGTTGAATAAAGTCAAAACTAGACGACGTGCGACGGCCCGCGAACTAAGTGAAGCTGCTGCTGATACCTGGTTATCGTATCGGTATGCCTTCTCGCCATTGGCGAGCGACATTACCGGTATAATGATTGAGGCCACAGAAAAGCTTTGCACTAGTTCAAAAATACTGCGACGGGTCAGTGGTAGAGCCAAAAAGCTTAGTTGGAGTAATCCGACGGCTCAAAGCCCTGCCGCGCTGAATGCCTCGATGTGTTACATCTATTTTAGAAATGGTGTAGTACGTCAAAGCACGGAACAAACCATAACTGCTGTCCAGCTGTATCGGTATAGACCGTTCTTTGAGGACGCCATTCATTTGGCATCTCTAGGACTGTCCCCGACGCAGTTAGGATCGTTCGTATGGGAAAAGATTCCATTCAGCTTTGTAGCAGATTGGGGTGTTAACATTGGTGATTGGTTAAGAGCGTGGGAGCCCAAGCCTTGGATTCAACTTGAAGGTTCATGTGTTTCCACAAAAACTGATCAAATTGTCACTGTTGACGGAGCAGAAATGAATGTCTACATAAATTGGTATAAATGTAGCAGTTGTTTCGCACGGCGCGTACAGCTTTCTCGTGTCGTGAAAACGCTCACCCTGCCTAGGGCTCCTGTTATTTCTCAGGATGTTCTAAACTTGTCCAGAACACTGGACTCATTGAGTTTAGCTTGGAAACCCATTTCAAGTTGGCTCCAAACCTTTAGAAGGAGATAGCTATGCCGTTAAACGGTGCTATTGTAAAGAAAGATGCTTCAGGCATCACTGTAACCGCAGGTACCGATCAGACATTTACGAATGATGGTGCTACGATCGCCAATGGTGTTCACCTTGTCGATGCTGGCCAAGCCGATTATCGAATCCGGCGAAGCCTGACTTTCAAAGTCAAACAACCTACGTATGGTGCAGTAAGTGGGTATTCAAAAGACCGGAAAGGGGTAACCCTCACTAGTCCTAAGATCCTCACAGATGGTACCACTGTCTTCAATCTTATTCGCATTGAGCGAGAGATTCACCCGGAATCTACAGCAGCCGAAATGGCTGACTTAAACAGAGTGGGCGCTCAGCTTCTTTCAGACGCTGATTTCGACTCATTCTGGTCCGTTGGATCCCTATTGTAGGGAAAGGCTAAAGAACTACTGAACCGATGAGCTGTTTAATCAGAATCGGCAACTATCACTCCGGTAAACCGGGTTAAGGTTAGTTGTGTTGGTCGGTCACTAGTTTCGTAGGAACAACCTTTATTGGAGAATCCATGAAGCGTACTGTGAAGTCAAGAATTGACACGGACTGGACGATGAAAGAACTTTTTCGTTGTCTGCTATCAGATTCCCGCGCTGCTTTAGGGTTTGCAATTGCTCCTGATTTTAGCCAATTTACAACGGCTGAGGCAAGAGCGTATACATTCCCCTCGATGTTTTGCTGGAATGATGCCTATAAGTTAAAATGGCATTATCAACTAGCATCATTGTGGCAGCGTTACAGATTTAGGGATGAACCCACAAACGATATGCAGCTTAACGAGATCTCTCTGGAGAAATTCAGAAACAATCTCGATAGAGTTGCCTCCATCGATCTGTCCCATCCTCTGGCTCAATCCGTATTACGGAAAGCCAAAGAGATATGCACTCGAATATTGGGTGTGTTCCCTGAGGAGAAGCTTAATAAAGTCTGTAAATTCGGGTCGCGGTCCACAGTAGGGAATCCTCTAGCTAAGTCGTATTTGGACCTTAAGCTAGCTGGACCTATAACAGGCTCGTGTAAGCAATTACAGTGGTTCTACAATGAGTATTTAAAGACTGATCATCTCCTTATCGAGGTGGTCCAACGTTGTGAACCTACCGTAGTTGAGTATCTGAAGGTTGCTCTAGTTCCAAAGAGTTGGAAGATCAAGCGCACTATTTTAGCGAACACCTTAATCGGTAATTTTCATTCTGCCGGCGTAGGTGAACTGTTAATTGAAGCGCTGAAATCAGAAGGGTTAGACATTCGTCGATTGCAACAAAAGCATCGCAAGCTTGTCGATTCCTTCTCCCGTTCTCGTAGTCATGCAACAGGGGATTTATCCCTTGCAAGTGATTCGATAATAAGGGTTCTAGTTAATGCTCTCTGCCCGAGTGATTGGGTTGAAGCAATGGATATAGACTATTTTCCTCTAGTCGACGTCGACGGAGAGGTGATGAAGAACCCATGTTATTGTACAATGGGTATCGGATTTACTTTCCCGTTACAAACTCTTGTCTTTTACTGCCTACTAAGCGCAATAAAGGAACTATCTGGTTGTACTGAGGGCTTCATCAGCGTCTACGGGGATGATTTAATATATCCTCGGAAATTACATCGTCAGGTTGAAGTGGTTTTACCACTGCTTGGCTTTATCCTCAACAAGGACAAAACGTATGCTGAAGAGTACTTCCGTGAGTCGTGCG